CGCTTAACGAGTTCGGCAGCAATATATCTAACTTCATATAGTAATAACTTATTTTTCGTTTTTTTGTAGTTTACAGAATATTATAACTTCCGTAATTCTTATTCATTCCAAGCGTTTCCATTTCGTGATAACGTACCGCGTCAATGGCGTGGTTAAAATTGTCTATTGGTTTGTTTAGTCGCTTTCCTGTCTTGTCGGTGTCCCAGCAATATGAACGTAGTTCTTTAATTAGGTTTGTGCTATTAGACGTCACTAAATAGTTTTCACGTTGCATTACATCTATTCCGTAGTTGATGCTGTCACGCCCTTTCGTAACGCCTTTTATTGTGATGCCATACCTTTGGATATCGGCAATACTTTTTGGTTCTGCACTATCTGCATAACAAGGTATATTGCTTGGAAGTATTTTTGCTATGTCGCTATTGAGTAATCCTGTTTGATAGGTTACTTCGTTTAGTATTCGTGTTTCGTTATGTTTGTATACTTCGATTATAGTTGTAGGGTCGTTGGTATATCCGAAGTCAATTCCTATGCCTATTAATCGTGCTTCGCTTGGTATTTTGTCAATCAATTTATAGTTGGTAAATACTGCACCTTGTAATTGTCCAATTTCTCCAAGTCCATAAACTCGCCACCAGTTATCCCAATAAGTGCTTGTCTTTGCTTTTAAGCGATTCTTTTCTATTTGTTGTACAATACCCTCATCAAGTCCCTCATTGTCCTTGTAAGTTAAGATAATGAAGTCTGCATCTGATTCGTGTTTTAGTTCGGTGTGTACCCAGAACTCATTTGCAGGGTTAAAATCCAAGTATATCTCTTTCTTTGTTCTTATTGAGAGTTCGTTGTAAGCATCAAACTGAATGTTGTTGCACTCATTAATATACAGGATATCTCTCCTTGCTCCTCTTAACTTACTTGAGTCATCTGCACTAAAGAACTCTATAAAGCTTCCATTTGCAAAGTCATATCTTAAATGGCTCTTGTTGTATCTGTCATCAAAGTATCTATTAGTCCACTTCATAATCTTTAAGAAGTCTCTTAACGCTCCTCTTCTTAAATGTGGTATAGATTCAGCCACTACGCTTATTTCAAGGTTAGGTGTCTCTGCTGCTTTATGTATTAAGCAAGGCAATATACCGAATGTCTTTCCTGCACTCGTTCCACCTTGTATAATTTTGATTCGTTTTTTTAACGCTAAAATCTTATTTATTGCCGTCGTCCTTACTAACATCTGGGAATAAAGGTTGCTCTATATTGGTTTGTTCTATCTGTTGGACAGGTGCGCCGTAAGCACTATCTAATAACTTTTGGTATGAAGTAGCATCGCCTTCTCTTGCTTTCTTGATTAAAGCCAATGTCATCAAGTCCTCTTGGCTCATTGTTTCCATTTCGCTTGTCAATGGGTTCTTTAAGTCCTGCTCTACTGATAGCCATTTCTTTGCTACCGTGCTTCTATTCTTGCTTCCCTTTGGCCTGCCTTTAGGATTGCCACTTTGTCCTTTCTTGTATCTTATTAAGTTTTCTTCGTTAGCCATTGTTCGTGTTTTTGTATTCTTTGCCGTTTATCTTTACTTCTAACGCACTATCAAGCTTCATCATACGGTCTACTATCACTTGACAATACTTTGGGTCTAATTCCATTCCGTAGCATTTGCGTTTTAGTTGGTGTGCAGCTACCATTGTTGAGCCACTACCAAGAAATAAATCCAGAATCGAATTTGTGTCTAACATATTTATGCACCATTCAATTACTTTTATTGGCTTCATTGTTGGATGCAATTTTTTTTCCTTACCCCAATGATGCGAAATTAATCTACAATTATTACCTAAATTCGACCAAGCAAGTTCAAATTCACTAAAACTTAAACCATCGTTTTTTTTATGCCAACAAAGCCAATCGTTAGTCGTGTTAAGTTTATCTGTGAAATAGTTACCACCCCAAATAATTGCTTTATTCACAAATTCTAAAATATAGAAAAAGTTTGGTATTTCATTATCCCAATCCCCTCCTCTGTAAAATTCTTTTTTACCACTTCCCAAAGTTTGACTATTTGCATTTATTCCATAAGGAGGGTCTGTTAATAAATTACAAGTCTCTCCATTCATTAACTTCGCAACTTGGTCTGAATCTGTACTATCTCCACAAAGTAATCTGTGTTCGCCTATCTCTATTAAGTCCCCAAGTACAATGTCCGTTTTTATTTCGTCTGGCATTTCGTAATCATCCTCTGCGGCTTCAAGTTCTTCTACCTTTAAATCAACAGGTAAATCTAAACCCCAATCTTCCAACTCTTCTGTGTTCCATTCATTAGCCAAATCGTCCCAGTCCCATTCTCCAAAACCTACATTATCCTTAATTATAAATTCTCTCTGTTGCTTCTCTGTTAGTTGGTCTGCTTGTAATATGTGAACTTCTTTTAATCCTGCTTCTTGACAGGCTCTTAATCTCATATTGCCACCGAGTACAATATTGTCTTTGTCAACTACTATGGGACGTATTTCTAACATCTCTGGGAACTCCTTAATTGACTTAACTAATTTCTTAAACTTATCGTCTTTAATTAGTCTTGGGTTGTTAGGATTCGTTTTTATCTTCCCTATCTTTACTTTCTCTGTTTTCATTTGTTATTGTTATATGATTCGTGTTTTCATAGTGTACCTCAACATCTGCTCCAGAATCTAAAAACCTTGCCTGTATTTCGCTGATTCTTTTCTTGTGTCTTATTGGATGCCCTACTATTTTAATCATTGTAAGTTTCGTAAACTCTTTTAATTCTGTTATTGATATCTCTTAAACAACTTGCACAAGTAGTGTATTGTTGTTTAGTTCTGAATACTCTATTGTATATTACTAATAAGTCACGTTGTTCGCTTGGTTTCATTCGTGTTTTGTTCTGTGAAAACCAATTCTTTAAAAATTCGTATTCGTCTTTTTGTAGGCAATCGGCTTTAAATCTACTTGGAAAAAGTTTGTTTAGTTTTTTCTTACGTTCATCACATCCGCAATCATCTCCTGCTAACCATTTAATAGCTTTCTTTATTCCTGTAGCTTCTGTTACCTTTTCGATAACGTCTCCTAAACCCTCAACAGGTTGTTGCTTCTTCCAGTCTTTATACTCTTTACTTCTTTTGTCTAATCCTAAATAGTATTCTTTGTTTTTTTCCATAATTATATTAGTTCGTAATCTTCGTTTTTATAATCTTCGTAATCTTCTGCAAGATTTTCTTTTAGTTTTCCTTTGCAGTATTTTATTGTTTGAAAAATACTACTTGTGCTTATTCTTGTTTCGTCAGCAAGTTCACGCATACTCATTCCACTATCAAAATAATGCTTAAACAACATTTCATCGTACCAGTGCCAAGTTTCAGCTTCTTCTTTTACTCGTTTAATCATACTACTAAAAGCTTTTTCTTTTGATATATAGTCATAAGTAACGCCAATGTCTTTGCGTTCTTCTATATTAACTTTCTGATGCTTGTTTCGTTCCTTTGCCAAATCTTTGAATATGTTTCTTAAAGTAAAGTGTATGTATGCTCTGTTAATTGTTCCGTTTTTTTGTATGACCTTTTCTCTATCTGCATACTTGTGTAATCTAATATACATTTCTTGTACTATGTCTTCTGCGTAGAAGTCTTCTCCGTAGCTTTGTACGATTCTCAAATAGTCAGCGTGAAACTTTGCAACCTCTTTAAGCCAGTTCATTGATTAGATATTAAACAAATGTAATGATTATTTTCTAATAATGTATAGACGAAGTTTTAAACTGATAGTTGTTGATAACTAATGATTTTTGTCGTGGTCCACTTTAAACCATAACTTTTTTATCTCTATCCCTTTGTATATAGGCATTAAATCAACAAAATAAAATTGCTTATCTTATTTTTTACCCAATTCTTTACCCAATTATTCCCCCAATTTTTTGATAGATAATGACATTAAATGAAAAAAGCACCTCTTTCAAAGTGCTTCTTTCGTTTTATAGTTTATAATTTAAAAAGGCAATCCATCTAAATTAGAACGTTGTGCATCGTGCTTTGCGTCTTCGTTGCCACCAGCTTCAACTTCTGCTTGGTACGGTTTACTAAACTTTGCACTAAAATACTTTACACCACTTTTAGATTCGTTTAGCCATAGTGCCACTTCTTTTTCTACACCATCAATAAGTGCCTTACCTTTGTAATCTGGATGCGAATCCGTTTTTTTGTAATCGTTTTTAAAAATTGCTCCTGTGTTGTTCTTTTGTTCCATAACTTAATTTATTGTTTTACTTATAATGTAGGCACTTAACGTCTTTCGTTTTCGCCTTGCTTTTTCTTTTAAAAGCTTTTTCTCTTCTTCTGTTACTCTTATTGTAACAATATCAGTCTTTCGTGTTTTCAT